TATGATGTTTCACATTTACAGATGAAAAAACTATTAAAAAATTTAAAATTAAAAAGATTATTATCAAAATCATTTCCAAACAAAAGAATAACTATTACAGACAATCCTGATGGTTCACAAACTATTTTAATCCTATGACCGACTACACTTGCAAAATTAGATATACTGATGATCGAGGAAGATCTCATAATGTTATTATTGAGTCTGACTTATCAGATAGAAGGTATATTGAACAATTAGTGAGAGCAAGGTATCCCGCTAAAGATGTTTTTATTAACAATGTAAGACAATCATGACTAAACAACACAAAGCAAGAGATATAATGTCTGATGAAGCATGGGACATGGTATGGGAAGGACTCAAAGAATACTGTAAAATAAATGGTATGTCAGAGGAGTATATTAAATATGATAATTATTTTAGGAGTCAATTAGTATTCACTAAATTAGAAACTAGACAAAAATATATCAAGGAGGGCATGGACTCTATAATTAATATGTTTGAAGTTACTGAATACGAGGAGGGAGATACACCAAAATGAGAAATAGAATTAAACTTGGATTAGATTTATTCCAGATGGAACAATTAGATCATATCCTCAGAGAGATAGAGGAAAATCCAGATTTACAACATAGATTAATTATGGACAGTCAAGCATATAATGAAATATTAGGACTTGTTAATAATGTAAAAAAATGCTATAATGAAGCATTAGATCAGATCGGTTTTACTGTTCAAGATCACTTTTTAGATAAAAACGACTATCCTGACAAATGTGATGAAGTTATCCAGATCATTAACGAAAAACTATAAACCTATTGTTCTGGCAAGAATGATTGGTACTTATGGTATAATATTAGGATACTTTATTACATTACATATTAGCACTTATATTGGTGCTATGTTCAATATAGTTTTTGAACTGATGGCACTACCATTTTATATTAAAAATAAAATGTATGATGTCGTCATTATGTTTGTATTCCTATTAACAATAGGATTCAGTAAACTTGCTATTGGAGTTAATTAATGAAAATCGAACAAAAACTAAAAGCACAAGTTAAGACTAAGTTTTATTATTTGTTCTGGGGAACTGCAACCCTATCTGTATTTGCAGGACAGATGTATGTTGGTTCTGGGTACAGACAAATGGCATCATCACTTAATGATTGGTTAGATACCAGTATCGCCATCTTAATACAGAAAAAAATGAGAGAGGAAAGAGGATATTATATGCCTATGCCTAGTCCTATGCCTGAGTACAGAATACCACAGGACGGTGTGATTAGATGAATTTCATTTACTTTATAAAGAAACTATTGTCAAGGAAGAATGTGACAGTAAAGAAATCTACACACAAACATGAACGAAGGGATTTAGATTCGCTATAATAGAGATATAACAAACAGAGGAAACATGAGAACTTACGATTTCCAAAAATTCAATAATGACCCAAATGGTAAGTTTCTACCAGTACAACTTTTTGAGTCAGACTATTTCGGTAGGCATTTCTTTATTGACAGTTCATTTGAGTTTATCTCAGCACCTAGTCTTAAGTCAGGTGGATATGATGAAAGTCAGTTAGATTATGTTGGTAACTGGACTGACCTCGAAGGAGTTAATCTTGATAAACTTCTAAACATTTACAGAGTTTTAGTTTTGAGAGAGAAGGATTCATGAAATTCAATGTAACTGAAGTTGAGTTTGATTTTGATGACGATTATGCCAACGGATTCAAACTCACATTTGACGAGGAAATTGAACTTAGAGACTTAGCACTTGGTGTATGGGAAGCAGACAATGAAGATGACCTCGTTGAAGAAATAACATCAGCAAGCGGTTGGTGTGTTAAATCTATTGATTATGAGATTCAATTAAAATGACAAAAGAACCTAAATGGCAACCTAAAGTTGGCGATCATTGTGGTATCTATTACTATAGTGACATACACCCTGCTACAGTCATAAAGAGGACAGAAAAGTATGTATGGATACAAGAGGACAAATACCAATTACAAAAAGACTGGAAACCTGAGATAGTCGCAGGAGGATTTGCAGGGCATTGTACTAACAATAATACTCAAAGATATGATTTCACTAGAAATGAAGATGGTGCAATCAGTAAATTTAGTTTAAGGAAAAGTGGCAACTGGTGTAGATGTGGAGACAATTCAACATATCCTACTACCATACATGAAGGTTGGAGAGCATTTTACGATTACAATTTCTAAACTGTCACATATATTGCAGATATTTTATTACTTTTACATTATAATATTATTATTGACAACGAAACTTTGAAAACAGCACTTAGATCACATCAATCAAGAACAATCACTATGATGTCTAAACATCAAAAGGGTTGCATATATGTACCTACTGGTGGAGGTAAGACTATTTGTATGATCGCTGACGCATACAAGAGACTACAAGAATCATCATTACCTAAAACTATTATTGTTGTTGCTCCTAGAATATTACTAGCACAGCAACTATGTTCTGAGTTCCTAGAACACATCAAAGATGTAGAGGTACTTCATGTTCATAGTGCTGAGACTGAGTTCAAGAGTACAACAAAAACAGATGTAATTGACCATTGGCATTTCAACAGCACAGAGAATCAACTTATATTCACTACATATCATTCATTACATAAAATTGCTGATTCTAGTATCAATGTTGATACAATATATTTTGATGAAGCACATAACTCAGTCCAGAGCAATTTCTTTGATGCTGTATCATACTTCTCAAGACATTCGACTAGAAAGTATTTTTTTACTGCTACACCAAAATATACCAGATCAGCAGAGAACAACAGAGGTATGAACAACAAAAAAGTATTTGGTAATACTCTTATTAATGTCCCTGCTCCAGAGTTAGTCAAGAACGGTCTTATACTATCTCCTAAACTCAATGTATATGACAGAGAGGAGGAAAGAAACAAAGAAAATGCTAGTGACATAGATCGTGATGTTGTTCTGGACATACTTGATGACATAGAAGAAGATACAAATGCTAAGGTGCTAGTATCAGCACCTAATACTAGAATATTGTGGTCAATGTTAGCACAGACTGATATCATTACTGAACTCAAATCCAGAGATTATGACATTATGCATATTACAGCAAAGCATGGTGCATACATTAACAGACAGAAAGTTCGTAGAGATAAATTCTTTGATACCTTATCTCAATGGGGAGAAGATGATGACAAGAAGTTTATCTTGTTTCATTATTCTATCCTATCTGAAGGTATCAATGTCAGAGGTCTAACTCATAGTGTATTACTGAGAAATCTACCTGTAATCGAAATGGCACAGACCATTGGAAGGGTCATAAGATTACATAAATATGACTATCAGGATATACAAGACAACAAGATATCCGCAGGAGACACAGAATCCTATCGTAAACCACATGGGATTATCAATGTCCCTGTAAACAGCAAGTCCAGTAAAGCGACTCGCAACCGACTAGAAAAGTTAATTCAATTAATTTTCGAGGACGGATTACCTGCACATTCATTCGCAACAAAATGACAACATTCATTCAAAAAGTTACCTATGTAGTTGATGGAACTTCCAAAGAAATTACAGAAGAAGTAACAGCAAGCACACCAACTGCTGCAAAAAATTTCATTCAAAATCGTGATGGAACTAGCATACAAGTTGTTAAAAACTTAACCACTATTCCACCAGTATCCTAACTTACTTTATTATTATGTCTCTATTTGATACAAACAACCGCACAGCATCAGTTACATTCTATCGTAACGATATGGGACTGATTACTGTTGAAGTCCCTGCAACCAACTATGATAGTGCTAAGAGAACTGTCTTAGAACAATATGGTAATGTTGACATTAAGAGGGTTAATCTAAATTAATGAAAGATACCATATTATACGGAGACTGTAAGGACACTCTCAAAACCATAGACTGTAAGGTACAAATGTGTGTAACAAGTCCACCTTACTATGGTCTAAGGGATTATGGAGGGGAGTCCGATCAAATAGGACAAGAGAGTACACCCGAAGAATATATTAATAACTTAGTGGAAGTATTCCGAGAAGTTAGAAATGTATTATCTGATGATGGTATCCTATGGGTAAACATAGGGGATAGTTATTATAACTATAGACCAGGAAAAGGTCAAGGGTTAGTTAAGCAATCAGTATCAAAAACTAATCAAGATTTACCTACTAAATGTAATCGTAGAGCAAATAAATTAGAGGGATTAAAAGAGAAAGACCTTATTGGAATCCCATGGTTATTGGCATTTGCACTACGCAATGATGGTTGGTATCTTAGACAAGATATAATATGGCATAAACCTAATCCTATGCCAGAGTCAGTTAAAGATAGGTGTACTAAATCACATGAATACATTTTTCTTTTAAGTAAAAATAAAAAGTATTATTATGACAATGAAGCAATCAAAGAACCCGCAAAAGACTGGGGAACAAGAGATCGCACAAAGGGTAAGTACCATAATAGTGGTACTGGGTTATCTCCTCATACTGGTTTATCCAAGTCTTATGACAGGAAAAATAAACGATCTGTTTGGTTAGAACCAGAGTCATCACATGGTAAATATGGAACTCAGGAAAATGAGTCCAAACATAGACAGGGAATCCACGCAAATCGAGGGGACAATCTAGTTGCAGTAAGAACCAAGTTACCAACACAGAAACAACTTGTTGAGTTTTTGAGATCAAGAACTAAAGCAAAAACATTAGCAGAAAATAGTGATATTCCATTAACAAAGATAGAACATTGGTTCAGATTTGACGAGTCTGGGTTTGCATATCCAAGTATAGAAGATTGGAAGAAAATAAGATTACTCATAGATGATTTTTCAAAAGAGTGGAATTTCATAAATGAAGGATTAACTCATTATGAATTAAAAACAGATGAAGTTGTATCGTCAGATAAAAAGAATAAACGATCTGTTTGGTCAGTAACTACTAAACCATATAAGGGAACTCATTTTGCAGTATTTCCACCTGACTTAATCGAACCTTGCATATTAGCAGGGAGTAGAAAGGGAGATATAATACTTGACCCATTTATGGGGTCAGGCACTACTGCAATGGTATCAAAGCAATTAGGTAGGCATTACATAGGGTGTGAGTTGCATGAGTCTTATGCTGAGTTGATTGACAAGAGAGTGCCAGTTGAAAAACCTATACACAATGCGTTAACTATGGCATTAAATATGTAATAATAGAAGTATAACATACAAAAGAGGATTAATGGGAAAACCGACTGGACAAATGCAAGAAGAGACACAAGAGAAACTAGACGGTCTTAATTTACTCTACAACTGGGATTATAATGAAATGTGTAGGTTTATTGAGAATTTTTCAGAGGAAGAGTTTAGAGATCATTATGAAACATATCACAGACTATGTGAAGATTATGGTACAGAGTTGGTAGATCACTTCGGAGATCACTTTGACATGGACGCAGAAGCGTTTGAACATTTTGAAGAATTGTATCAAGGACATTATGAGACAGGTAGAGACTTTGCAGAATCCATTTGTCAAGAACTTGGTTACATAAGAGATTTACCTGCATGGGTTTCAGTTAATTGGCAAGAGACATGGGATAATGCATTATCATACGATTACTTTGAAATAGATTGTTTTAATGAGCATACCTATGGTCACATATTCAGAAACAGTTGGTAAAGTGTCCACTAATTATGGTATTTGCATTTAGAATATGCAATAATAAAGTATAACATACAAATCAATGACTAAATCAGAACCAAAAAATCAATTCAGAGTTGAATGTTCAGAGGTAAACTATTTTTGTGTATTAGTTGATGCTGACACTAAAGAAGAAGCAATAGAACTTGCTAGAGCAGATATTAATTCATTTCCAGTAGATAATGAATTTACTGGCGAGTGGGTTATTGAGAGTGTAGAGGAGGTTTAAATGAAAACATTTATAGTTCAAGAGAAATTCACAGGTTACAACGATATTACTATCTACGCAGAAACCGAAGAGGAAGCAATCTCACTCTATAATAAAGGTTACTATGCAGATAGTGATGTTGATAGGGACGATATGTTCTATGACTTTCATTTTTGTGATATCAGGGAGGACACATGACACAGACAATTAAATTTGAATACAGACTGACAGAGGAAGAACTAAAAGAGATTTTAGTAATGGCATCTTATGGTTCTAACTACTGGGCAAGTCAGATTAATTATGATTTTGACCAGACTGATTTTATCGAGGTATTAGATGAAATGTCTGGAGAGAAATATAATATCACAAAAAATCAAATTGAGCAATGCATTGTTGCGATCGCTGAGAATAAGGTTGAGATTCAATTACATTCTAGTAATCGTAAGAAAGTGTTTGATTACATGACTAGAGATATGTGGACTAATGACAGTCCAATAGATTATATTTGTGATAGTACTATGGCAGACTGGATTTTACAACTTGCTTGCATGGGAGATATTCCATACGGATAGTGCCAATTAAAACTCTGTCCACTTTTTGTTTAAATTCTGGACATTTACAATTATAATAGTAGTATAGTCAGAGGGTTGACTAGGTTTTATTGTTATCATTAAAGCGTAAGTAATGCAATTCGCCACCGCCTTACCGCCCTCATTTTATTAAAGGAGTTTTTCAAATGCCAAACTGGTGCAAAAATAGAGTTAGAGTATGGTCTGGTATGTCAGACACAGAAACCGAGCAATTAAATCGTATCAAAGAAATTTTTGAATCTAAAGATACAGTTTTTGGTAAAATCATACCTAGTCCAGACTGGGCAAATATTCCAAATGAAGATGGAGAACTACCAGTAGTCAGAGAACATAAACAACCTGATGGCACAGTATCATTTGTAACAACTGAGTTCCCTAAGAGTGGAAAGCAAGATTCAAGATGGTATGACTGGAATATCGCAAACTGGGACACAAAATGGGATATTACCAATTCAGTAGATATTGAAGCAGAGGAAGATATGCTAGAACTCAATTTTAGTACAGCATGGAGTCCACCTGAGTCAATATGCCATAAGTTAAGAGAAATGTTCCCTGATGTTAGTATATCATGGTTCTATGATGAAGAAGGCATGGAGGTAGCAGGATACCTATAAACCAATTTAATTACTGTCCATTATTTGTTTAATTTTGGACAGTTTTCTTTTATAATAGTAGTATAGCAAACAAAGTTCAAATGATTAAACTAGGTTCAAATGTCAAATCAAAAATTCATGATGACCTTACTGGTCATGTGGTTGTATATCAACCACTTAACAACTATGCAGTCATTATGACTGATGTTGTAGAGTATGAAATGCAAACAGTAGAATGTTTCCTATCAGATTTGGAGTTAGCATAATGCCAAAAGAAATGCTATTTCTTACTGATGTTTACACAGACTGGTGTAAGAAACAAAAACTACCTAGACTTAGTGCTGATGACCTACTCTATGGTGCTGACACTAAAGACAAACTAACTCTAATGCAAGTCACATGGTTAGAGTCATTTATTTCAACATGGGACATTATTAATCAAAACACATGATAAAAGAATACACATCAAAAATAGACGGAACAACATTTGAGTATGAAGTTGAAGATGGTCAACTATCCTACAAAATCGAGGGTACAGACTGGCAAGATTTCATACCAGAAGATAAGAGAGCATACGAAACTTATCAGTACAACGAATTAATGTTATTACTAATAGAGGGGAAAAACTCATGAGTGAATTAATTGGTATGCTAGATGCAAGTAAAACAAGTGCTGATCTCGTAAGAGAATATGCACTTGACCATTATATACATTATGGATTTTTACCTAGTGATGTAGAAGTTAATGGTCATGTTTTTGATTATGAAACATACAACTATTTGCTAGATTTGTTTTTCCCAGAATTTCATAGGGAAGCATTAAAAGGCAGAATGAAAAAACTAAGGGAGGGGAAAAACTCATGAACGCAAACGATCATCTTAAATTAGAAAAAACTGGTATGACTCAGAATGAGTTAGACAGACTAAGAAGTCATTTAGCAGATAGAATTGCTAGTCAAATGTCATACGAAGATTTAGTTCAATTTGTATTTGATGACTATTGCGGGTATTTTGATAAATTACCTGATAATGAATTTCTTGATGAAGCAAGAGACTACTGGGAAGATGACCTTGAAAATGTCATATCAGAAATCAAAGGAGAAAATCAACCAACTATGGAGTGGGATTAATGAGTTACACCAAAAACGAAATTGCACTTGAAACATTGATTTCAAATATCAACAACCAATTTTATTATATTGGAGAAGAAGATGACAAAGTTGCACCTATTGATGTAAAGAAATTCACTCAGTATTGTGTTGACTTTATTGATTCTTTGGAGGTAGATCATAGTGAAGATTAATAGATTAAAACTAACTGATAAACAGTTAAAAAGTTTATACTACTATGTTTCTAGTAGAGTTCCCATTAATCCAGAATTAGATCAGATACATTCTAAACTATTCAAATTATTCTGGGATAGGCAAGAAGAACAGTTATCAAACTGACCACTAACCATAGTATTTGCATTTAGATTCGTTATAATAGAGGTATAACAGACATTTATTATGAAAAAGAAAGGATTTAACATTGTCACAACAAAAGGTCAATACATGATGCTTTATAATATCATGTGTGAGCATAACCAAATGGTTAATCCTCAAGCAGACCCAGATTTTGATTTACAAACATTTGATAATCTGTTTCAAGCAATCACTATGGCAACGGAGACTTACATATAATGACTAAACCTAAAGCATGGGAAAAATCAGAATACACAGAGTATTATGATCTAATGAAAAAAGCAAAGCAATTACAGGAGGACAAAACTAATGGCAACTAAGTACAAAACAACCCCAAGAGAAAAACAAATTATCAAACTTATGGAAATGGTAATTGACACACTTAAGTATTGTGACGATTTATCCGACCCTGCATTTGCAATGTATGATGTGATGAAAGATGCAGTTGAAAAGGAAGTTCGCTATCCTATGGAGTTTTAACTAATGGCATTATGTGATGTTTGTGGCAACTTTGATGATGAACATACTGACGGAGAACCGTCTATTAGAGCATTGCCAGATTATAGACCTGATCTTTATTATTATTGGGACGGAGATTTTTGTGTCGAGAATTACTATTGGCGAGAGCATTATCCTAAAGTTGATTGTATGTGTGAAATATGTTTCGACATTGCCAACTTTAGCAAAAAGATAATCTGGGCAGATCATTAAATGTGACAATAAAAACTCTGTCCATTAATTGTTTAAATTTCAAACATTACCGACTATAATGGTAGTATAGCAATCGAGGTCTTATGAACAAATCATTTATCGTCACTAATATTGAATACGATAAGTATTTAAAAACAGAAAAACAAATCGAGGATTTGGATTTCAAAGTTGATAATGCTTATGGTATTTGGTATGGGGAAGGAAATAATGATGATGAATTGCATAATGACCTATGGGTAAAGATAGAGAAATATCTAGGTTGTAGATTAAATTCTCTCTCATTTGAAAATAATAAACCACACAGACTTACATCATTCTTATGAAACTTAGAACTATGCTAAAAGCAAAAATCTCAAGAGAAAAACTCATGGAGTACATACATGAAGATCGAGACTTGTTGATGGGATTACAAGATGATCTATCTGATATGTTATATGCAACTGGTAAATTCTCTATTACACTTGATGAAGTAGTCCAGAATTTTATGCCATTCATACCTTTATATCTAATCGAAAATGTTGACGAGATTAAAGAGACATTTTCAAATAGAATTACTGATGATGAACATTTATTCATTTTCGATAGAGATTTAACACCGAATGAAATTACTATCAATGTGGAGTGGTTAGACTAATGAACAGAAATTATTATATCAGACAAATCAGAGACTTGAGTAAAAATTACGATCATGATGCTCAGGTAAAGATACTTGATGAACTTACTGATAAATTTTTTGATGTTGATGGTATCAAAGAATTATATGACATTCTAATGGAAGAAGTCTATGGGGACGGAGGAATTAAAGGGTACTAGGACAGTTAAAACTCTGTCCACTTTTTGTTTAAATTTCAACCATTTGCGATTATAATAGTAGTATAAACAAACAGGAGTTTTATTTGAAGTACATCATCTACACAAGTCCAGTTCAATTTACAACTGACTACAAACACGCTTGCATCATTGCTGATGACTATTTCAATAAAACTGGTTACATTGTTGCAGTAGAGCAAGTTCAGAGACTACATCAATTCCCCAGTCAAAACCCTGATGCATACAAAACACCTTATTTTACGGAGTTCGCAAAGTGATTTTTAAATACCAACTTACAACTGATGAAGATCAAGTAATGTTAGATATGTTACAATACTTTGATGACATAGGTTTACCTAGTCACATAGATCAAAAAGCATACGAGAGTCTCTCAGATAAGTTTTTCAACAATGGAGGTTCAAACTAATGACTAAGAAAGTACTTGACCAAAAGAAATTATACAAACTACCAGAATTTAACAACATGGTTATGACTGGTAAAGAGATAGAGGATTTAATTGAATCCGCATACAACGAATTAATGTTATCAAAAAGGAGGATTAAAAAATGAGTTGTTTACAAAATGAAATGTTATTAGAGAGTTGTTTTGATGAAGCAATCGAGGATTTTTGTAAAGCAAACAAATTGACTTCAGATATGTTTGCTGAGATATCCACACATAAAGGAGTGATATTGGCACTTGAGAAATCTGCAAGAAGAAAATTTGAGGACTTATGCCAATGAAAATTCCGTCCACTAATTTCCCATTCACTTGGTCTAACTATTATAATAGAGGTATAGCAAACCCAAATTTTATGAATCAGACAGATCGAATAAGTGCGGAAATTCTTGAATTTGCCGACTATGTGTTTTCTTTTTATGGATCAAGTGATGCATTATATCCTATGAGACATGAGAAAACAAATCAGTTAGTGACTAAGTATGAAATTTTATTAGCGATTGATTTGTTAATGAAAGAATACAAAAGAAGAAAAAACGATCAAGTGCCGTTCACATATGGCGGTGGCGATAGTCTTGACAGAGAGAGAGTCAGAGACATTTTAGTAAGTGCCTTTGATTTTGATAAAGAAATGTATGGAGGTTCAATATAATGAACAGAAAAGAATATGAGTTGATTTACGATTCACTCAAATATTATCATGTACTCATGGACAGAGAACAAAGACAGTTATCTGAACAAATCTTAGAAAACCTATTCCCTAACTCAAATGAAGAAAAATAAACTACCTAAACACCTTGAAGGTACAATGGCAAATCTCAAATTTTGTATCGAACATTGCGGTATGAATGATGAAGAAATTGAAGAAATGCTTAAAGCGATTGATAAGTTAAAACTTGCTAGAGTTCAACATTTTTGTGAAGAGTTTATTTTTATGGTGGAGGGAACAACACCTGACGAAAATATAAAATATCATTGTGATGATTATTTTAATATCGCTGAGTTTAATTCTATGTACTGGGAGCAAAAAAACAACTTCTCATAGTGACGGAAATAATATTGTCACACTAGACGGTTTTATTTTCAGAAAAATATGTAATAATAGATTATAAGCAAATTTCAATCCAACTTCTTTAAATTTCATGGTCACATTAAAAGCAAACTATCAAGAAACATTAAATCCAGAAACTGTAAAAGTTATTGATGAATTAGTTGATAATTATTCTGATTATGGATTAGACGAAATTTTAGATTTTGTTGACACTTATGGGGAATCAAATATTAATCACTTTGAAGATTATATTTACTTAGTCAACAATGTTTATGCATACGGTAGAGAGCAAGAAGTTATAGAAGAATATATTGACTGTATTGGCGGTATCAAATATGTCTCATCAATAGATGTTGATTGTTATCTAGGGAACTATGATAGTAAAGAAGATTTTATTGACCAACATGAACTAATTGATGAATCAATCCCGAACTGGTTAGTAATTGACTATGATGCTACATGGGAAGCAAATTTGAGACATGATTATTATTGGTCAGACAATGATGATGTATGGAGGAATCACTAATCTCAATAATATTGTATGAGTCTCATTATCGTACATGATACCTACGATATTAAGACTCATACAAGAAATTTGAGAATCAAAACAGACAATAAAGAAATCGTCCATTTTTGCTCGCACTTTGGAAAAAAATGAATTAATATAGGTATATAATCAATCAATCAATTAATTTATTTTTATATGCTTACTGAATATTTCGTAGAAGTTCCAAACACAAACATTAAAGAGTCTGTTTCATCTCTTGATGATTCTTGGGGTTTATGTTATGACCTCGCACAGCAATTTGGTCATGCTCAGGTTGTATGGTATGCCCTAAACGGAACTAGGGTAGTTGATGGCGAATATACCGATCAGGATTAATTGTAAACTATTGTTTCAATATCCTGATAATATCCACATTTTGCTAAAAAATGTGTCATACTAATACTATAGACATTCATTCATTCTTCATTTTTTTTATTATGTACAATATCGAACTAACAAACAGACTAATCAACAGAATCAAAGAAGTTGAGAAATTTAACGATATCGCAGAATTATCCGAGACTTTTCAAGTTTTTTGTGATGAACTAACTGACTGGTCAGTCAATCATATTGGTGGCGTTGATCTATATTCTGGTAAAAGAGTTACCGACCCTGAGACTGGAAGGTCAGACTGGGAACTAAATCAAGAGTTATGCCCAGTTCTATTAGATCAGTTTTTCAGTTCATTCGGATACACCAAAGAAAACCCATCACCATTTTACATGGGTTAATCTTTTTCTTTTATTCTTTATTCTATTCATTCTATTTTTATTATTATCATGAGACAAATTGAAACTAACATGAACATGGCAATTAGATCACTATTATCAGGTGGTTCTACTAACTGGGCATCATCTAATACTATGGTCAGCAAAAACGAGAATAATGGCAATATCTCAGTATTTTTACATGGTAACCTTATTGCTACCTTAAATAATGACTTCGTAGCAATTTATGATGGCGGTTGGCAATCTAATACAACTAAATCTAGGTTAAATGCATTACTTAGTGAGTTTAGACCACATACAAGAGTTTTTCAAAAGAATTACGAGTGGTTTATATCTTATGCAGGTAGAACTTTCGATTTTGTTAGTGGTAGTCTAGTCTAAGACTACCTTTTCTTTATACTTAGTCCCTTATTAATTAACAATCAATGCCCAGAAAAACATCATTAACTATTGACAAACTAAGCAAAGATATCAATTTCTTTAGTGGTTATGTTGCCGAATGTGAGATATTATTATCAACAAATTACTATGGTAAAGAAGAATATTTGTTGCAACTTATCGCTGAAACATATACACAAGATGACCTAATTGTATCTTATAAAGTATTAGATAGTGGGGACTGTTTACTGTTTATTAATGGTTACGGAACTAAGCAAATAAGGTCACTAATTAACATTATAGATGAAGATACTAATGTTATTGACATACAATTAGAGAGCATAACTGAGTGCTAATAGTATTAAATAGTAACGAGAATCGACCGCCCTAAAAGTTAATGAGACTTAAAGACTTTCAAGTTGGAATAACAATTAAACATAATAATATGGTGGGCATAGTACAATTTATTAGTGATACTTATATAACCTTTTGTGTTAGTGAGAAACCAGTAAGTTGTAATAATAGTAAATACAAAACCACTAAATGTTGTGTCTTAATATTTCCTAATGAGTGGAAAGATTGCGTACTAATTGATAAGAATACCGCATAATGTGTAGATCGCAGTTATACAAATAGTTCTCACACTTTTGACACTAAGTAACATTTAAGAGCATTACAGTTAATATAAACAATTAACACACAATTACGCAAAGTTATTAAATATCAAAATAAACATATATGCGTGATTTATAACAATAACTGTATGTTCCTTAAATATAAACAATTAGCAGTAAATGTGAGATCTTATTGTGTACTAAGCGAGTGTATCATAAGAAAAAAATAATGTCAACTCACAGATACACAAAATTACACATAGTCCAGTAAATTGTCAGCATTATGTAACAATTAACACTCACACAGTTGTTGTTAATTTGTGAGAATTATGTTATAATACTAATAGTTAATTAAGAACTATGATTTAACAGACTAATTAATAACAACTCACAGTAACTTGGCAGTCTTAAGTAATAAGAATGTGATGCAGAATTGCACTCACTATTATACAATTAAGGACAGTGTTTTTCGTTCTTAAATATTTTTTGTGGTTTTATAATGGGGGTTTTAATGCTAAGGAACCTTTCTAAGCTATAAACGACCCAATTCGACCTTTCGTTATCAGTCTGAAAAAAAAATTTCTGATATATAAAAACAAACGGTCAGTCCACATATTAGTGAAAAAATTTTCCAAGATTACATTGCCTGTGAGGGTTGACTCAGTTACTGATGAATACATAATCACGATACCTGAGTCTTTTGTACAACAGTTAGATCTGTACGAGGATCAGGAACTTACACTCGAACTATACGAAGAAGGAATCTACATCTCAGAAGCATGAACAAGACATATCACATCTACTTTGAGGATAAGTGTTTGTTTAAGAACCTAGATCAGCATGAATTTGATGTCATCTGGGGGAGAATCTATAGATCTTACCATACAGATAGTATTACATATGAATGTGTTGGTACAGATTGTGACATTGTTGATAGTGGTGTTTTAGCAGATGCTTCGTACTGAAGGTTATACATGGGGTCCTTACCTGTGGCGAACTACAATACCTTGGGATGTAGTTAGTGTAATACTTACAAGGGCGAACTACTATCGTGGTGATAAGTCTGCCACACCTATGCTACCTTTTAACTTTGATGACCAATGGCATCTACCTAAAGACACACAGGATTGGTTCTGGGGGATCTTTAAACCCCATTTTAAAAAGTATTTGGCAGGTTATAGTCGGCACAACCAACTACCTGCTCCTACCGATGATGATATAAGTAACTGGGCATTCGACCATATATGGGTTAACTACTACAAAGAACATGATATGACAGCACTCCACAATCATGTAGGAGACTTGTCTATTGTGTTGTACCTACAAATACCTACCTATACGGACGAGGTGCTTGGAACTGCTCCTGAGCCTGGTTCTATTACATTCTCATGGGGAGATTCTAAGAAAACATTCGTACCAAAGGTAGGAGAGTTGTTTATATTCCCATCAGGGTTACACCATATGGTAATGCCACATAAGACTAAGGGTGCAGAAAGAGTATCCTTATCAGCAAACCTCTACTACAACGCACCTTTTCATGGATAAAGTTCACACATGGGGTCCTCCTATATGGCAAACTACGATTAGTGATAGTATTATAAAGGACTTATTAGAGCAAGGCGACGCAGTTCGTAACCATGAACAGTTCAATGCTGAGAATGACTTAGCAATGAATACACATGATGAATGGAATTACACTCCAGACTTCCGTAAATGGTTCTCACAGGCGATTAGAGGCAAGATAGTTGATTATATGCACATATGGGCAAAGCATGAAGACAACACATATAACAAGTGGTTGTCGTATTGGTATATTGATAGTCTATGGATCAACTATATGCAGCAGCATGACTGCAATCCATTACATGATCATAAGGGGTCTATAAGTTTTATCATATATCTGAATGATGTACCAGAGCTAGAAACAGAGAAGCAAAGACTCAATTTAACTAATAACGGTCCTACACCAGGTTCTGTTATGTTCACTCATAATGATCGGAGAAAGTTTTTCTTTCCTAACAAAGGGGATTTCTATATTTTCCCTTCTAGTTGCCTCCATATGGTTGTACCCTATAAGAGCGATGTCACTCGTATTTCTGTATCAGGTAATGTTATATTTCCCACTAATTGTCAACCTCTATATAATATGTTATAATAATGAAGTGTTACAATCATTATGGCTAAAGGATTTACTGTAAAGGCAAAGTCACCTGCCAAGAAAAAGGCGACTCAGGAATGGGATTACGATAAAGCATGGGAACTGTTGAGAGGTAAGTCTCTCGTTTTCTGTATGCCAGGTCGTGGATGTTCATATGTTTTTCTAAAGAACTTTGTTCAAATGGCATTTGACTTAGTTCAACATGGAGTTAGCATACAGATATCACAAGATTATAGTAGTATGGTTAACTTTGCTCGTTGCAAGTGCTTAGGAGCAAATGTTCTCAGAGGACCTGATCAGATACCTTGGGATGGTAAGTTAAAGTATGACTATCAGTTGTGGATAGACTCAGATATAGTATTCAAGACAGAACAGTTATTACAGTTAGTCCTAATGGATAAAGATATAGCAGCAGGTTGGTATATGACAGAAGATGGTCAAACCACTTCAGTTGCTCACTGGTTAGATGAAGACAACTTCCGTAATAATGGAGGAGTCATGAATCATGAGACTGGTGAAACCATGTCTAAGAGAAAGAAACCATTTACAGTCGATTACACTGGTTTTGGTTGGGTTCTTATTAAGAAGGGTGTATGGGAACATGAAGATATGAAATATCCTTGGTTTGCACCTAAGATGCAAGTCTTTGAGTCAGGTGATGTACAAGATATGTGTGGAGAAGATGTATCATTCTGTTTAGATGCATTAGAAGCAGGGTTTGAGATATGGTGTGATCCTAGGATTAGAGTTGGACATGAGAAAACAAGGATTATATAATGATAGATAGAAAGATTAACAAGAAAACTAGGCAGGGTAACGGTCAGAATACAAAATATTCTGCGTCGTCCCGAAACGCTGCTCGAAAAAAATACCGTGGGCAGGGCAAAAAATAGCGAGCGTTCCTCGATGATTACTGTAAAGTTCACTATTAAACAGGATGGTACTATAACCGACGAGATAGTTGGAGTAGAAACCATCCCTATGAAGGATTGCCTTAAGAAAATACGACTTCATATAGATGAAAGACTACTAAGAGATGACACTTTATATGAAGAAATACTAAAAGATGCCGAATGGGACGAGAAAAGAATGGATGTCATAGGTCAAAATGGCAATGATGGACTACATTATGAGGATGAATACTACGAAAGAGAGCATACTTCTGAGTGTAGTTAAAAAAAATTAAAAAATAGGGTATAAATAACTCACGAACCCTGTGCCAATTTTGATGGCAGTCAATAGATCCCACTCTTATAAAGATATTACACTCGATTTTGTACCAAATCCTGTAACAGGAGACTTAGGAGTACTTAAAAACGAGAGAGCAATCATGCGTTCTGTAAGAAATCTTGTCCAAACTAGAATAAATGAAAGATTTTATAGTGATGTTGGGTCAGAAGTATCAGATCTTCTCTTTGGTTTTTGTGATGTTGCAACTGGAGGAGTCATAGCAGACGAAGTTAGGGCACTTATAACAACATTTGAACCAAGAGTAATGAATGTTGCTGTAACAGCAATTCCTAGACCTGACTTAAATGAGTATGAGATGGAAATTAACTATCAAATTGTAGGACAACCAAAAGGTATACAGGGATTTGCGTTCATTTTAGAGGCAACTAGGTAACAAAATGCCAGTAAGTAAGTTTACAAATCTAGATTTTGATCAAATTAAGGATCAGATTCGTCAATATTTAAGATCAAACAGTAATTTTACTGATTTTGACTTTGAAGGATCGAACATGTCGATCTTAATTGACATTTTGGCATACAATACTTACATTTCAGCATTCAATAGTAACATGGTAGTCAATGAATCCTTCTTGGATTCAGCTACTTTAAGAGAAAATGTCGTTTCTTTGGCAAGAAATATAGGATATGTACCAAGATCTCGTAAATCTGCTCAAGCAGTCATCAATTTTGACTTTAAATTTAACGGAAATAGTAATACAGTAAAATTAAACAAAGGATTAGTCTGTGTTGGAGCATCAAATAACACTTCTTTTACATTTTCTATCCCAGAAGATGTAATTGCAGCATCTCCTGTTGAT